GGTAAAGATACATTGTCTGATGCTTATCAAAGTTGGGTATGGCAAACTCGTCTTACAAAAGATGCGGCGATGTCAAGCGATTCAACTAGCGCAGAAAGTATTGGTGCGTGGGGAAATGATGGTGTTAAATGGGATAGGCAAAACTCAATATATATTGAGTCAACAGGATATTTAGATAATTCGCCGATCTTATATACGTTCCGTCGCGCTCCCGGTTTCTTTGATGTGGTGTGCTATACGGGGACGGGAACATCAACAGCGTTCAATCACAACTTGACTGTTGTGCCTGAAATGATCATAACTAAAATCAGAAATAGCGGAGTTCCTAATTGGGGTGTTTGGCATAATGCTTTGTCACCATCGTCAGCGATGTTGTTTTTAAATACTACTGGAACGCAAGGCAATGGTTATGTTAACACAGTTACCTCAACAACATTTTCATTTGCAACTGCTAACGGTGTTGTCAACTCGTCAGGCAACACTTATATCGCGTACCTATTCGCCACAGTAGCAGGTGTATCTAAGGTAGGCAGCTATCAGGGTAATGGCACATCAAAAACTATTGACTGCGGGTTCACTGCTGGCGCTAGGTTTGTGATGATTAAGCGCACTGACAGCACAGGTGATTGGTACGTTTGGGATACGGCTAGAGGCATTGTCAGCGGTAACGATCCGCGTATATCGATGAACAGCACAGCAGCCGAAGTAACTACAGATGACACCGTTGACCCAGACAACAGCGGGTTTATCGTCAATCAAGTTGCGGCAACAAACGTCAACGTAAACAATGCCACCTACATTTTCTTGGCAATTGCTTGAGGACAATTATGGAAATCAGACTAAGATCAACCGGACAAGTGATGACAGAAAGCGAGTTTCGCGCTGCTCATCCGAACACCAGTTTCCCGCAGCAATTGACCGTTGAATTACTAGATGGATTCGATGCTGATCCGGTACTAAACGGAGCGCAGCCTAGTGCTGGTCGTTATCAGACTGTGGCGCGTGATGGTGTCGAGGAAGTTAACGGCAAGTGGTTCACCAAGTTTGTGTTGGTGGATATGGATGCTGACGCTATTGCTGCGGTAGATGCACAACAAGCAACATCGGTTCGTAATTCTAGGGATGAAAAGCTAAAATCTACGGACTGGACTCAGGTTGATGACGCTCCTGTGGATAAAGCTACATGGGCTACTTACCGTCAGGCGTTGAGAGATATTCCTGCTCAAGCAGGGTTTCCTTGGGATGTAAATTGGCCTGTGGAGCCTTAAATGCTTGGATTTATACCGCTAAGTGCTGCTTCTGTATCTGATAACAGTATTACAACTATTGTTCCTGCTAATGCTGTTGTAGTTGGCAGGTCTGTTGTAACGGCTTCTGGTACTCGTCAGGCTAGTGCTAATGCTTCTGTATTAGGTCGTGCCTTAGTAACGGCTTACGAGGGCGCTATACAGGGCAATGCGGCTATTTTAGCTAGGGCTATAGTTACTGCTAAAGAGGCTACAGTTAACGGTAATGCTGCGATTAACGGTAGGGCTGTTGTTACTGCTAAAGGCGGTTATTCGCTAAGTGCTGTAGCTGCCATAGTTGGAACGTCAACGGTTACTGCTAACGGTACTAAATTTGTTGGTGGTAATGCTGCAATATTGGGAAGATCTTCTCTTTCTGCTGATGCTTTTGTTTCTTTAGGTGGATCTGCTCAAATTACTGGTACAGCGATTGTTACTGCTAATTTAAGCCTGAATGTTTTTGCTTCTGGTAGTGTGAATGCTAAATCTTTGTTTACTGCAAAAGGTGCTCTTTACGGTGAGCAGTGGGTAGATAGTCCAGTAGTTACTACAACGTGGTTAGTACAATGAAACAAAAAATCATGTTTGGCGAGTGGTTACCCGATCAGCCTGGTGTTATGGGCGCGGTAACAGAAGCTAAGAATTGTTATCCAGTTACTAACGGATATGCTCCTATTAAGAGTGAGGCTGATTATTCTTCTGATGCTGATACTGACTTAATTACTGTTTTTGCTGGTAAGTATGATTCAATTACTAGCTTATTTGCGGCTAGTGCTTCAAAAGTATACAAGTTTGATAGTTCTAATTTTAGTTTAACTGCATTAAATACAACTGGATATTCAGGTATTGAGTCATGGGATATTACCCAGTTTGGCTCTAAGATGATTTTAGCCAATGGTGTCAATAAGCTGCAATCTGTAACTTTAAATGTAACACCACAGCCAATTGGCGATTTAGCTGCTAGTGCTCCTGTTGCTAGATATGTAACAGTTGTTCGTGATTTCGTTGTTGCTGCTAACGATGGCACAAATACGAGTAAGGTTTACTGGTCAGATATAAATGATGAAACGGACTGGACTCCTGCGGCTACTTCTCAATCTGACTTTCAGGTAATTCCTGATGGTGGAGACATTACGGGTTTAGCAGGTGGTGAGTATGGACTTATCTTCTTAGAACGCGCTATTTACCGGATGAGCTATACAGGCTCTCCGTTTTTCTTTCAGTTTGACGCTATTTCTAGGACTTTGGGCTGTATTTCCAATGGATCTATTACTCAATATGGAAATTTGACTTATTTCCTTGCAGACGATGGATTTTATGTTTGCGATGGGCAGTCAACTAGAAGCATTGGTGCTGAGAAAGTAAATCGTTGGTTTTTTTCTAATGCTATTCCTAGTCAAATTGCTACAGGAATGAGTTCTACTGTTGACCCAGTTAATAAGTTAATTTATTGGAAATTTAATAATATTTTTGGTTCTAATAGCATTCTTATTTATTCAATTGAATTAAATAAATGGTCTTATGCAGAAACTACAGCTACAGCCGTTGCGTTTGGTCTAACTCCTAGTGCTACGCTTGAGCAAATTGATATTTACTTTTTTAATAGTTCTGGAGCAAAAACAGGAACGTATACCCAGAGTGGCACTACTGTTACTGTTTCAGTGACGAATCATGGGGTAGAGACTAATGCTCGAATAAAATTTGATGCGACTTCTGGTGCTGGAGTAGATGGCACATTTCCAATAACAAAAGTTGATGCAAATACATTTACATTTACAGCGGCTGCAAGTGCGACTATTTCTACATCAAATTGCACAATAACATTCCCAGATATTGATAATCCAGCAAGCCAAATACCTTTAGATTCTCGTGTCTGGGCTGGTGGTATTTTGCTATTGCTTGGTGCATCTGGCAGGAAAATTATTGCTTTCTCTGGTCAACCTAAGTCTGCCAGTATATCAACGGGTGATATTGATGTAGGACGGTCTACCGTATTGTTAGTTAAGCCAATTATTGATGCTGGTAGCGGAACAACGAGTGCTATTGTTGATGTTGCAAGCCGTAATAATCTTTACGAACAAGTAATTTATTATGCAACAGGAACGATGAATGCTTCTATTGATGCTGAAAACCGTATTGGTTTCCGTTCTAACGGTGATTACCACCGATTAAGACTAACTCCGGAGGGGGAAAGCTGGAAAACGGCTATTGGTCTTGAGGTTGATATTGTGAAACAAGGTGATCGATAAAAAGGGATTATAAGTGACAGACAGAAGTGTACAGTTTCGGACTTTACCGCCATTTGGTGCAACTGAGCGACAAGTTGCTGAGGTTGTTCGCGGGATTATGGACGGAAAGACCAATAATGCAGGATACTTTACGACAGCAACCAGTGCAACACAGACAACATTAAACGACCCCAGAATTAGTTACGATTCAGCAATTATTTTCACGCCAATGAACGATAAAGGCGCTCAGGAAATGGCTAAATTATGGGTAGGAACTAGGTCTAAAGGGTCTGCCGTAATAAATCATGCCAGTAATGCTCATGTTTGCGAATTCATGTATATAGTTGTCGGATGACAGAATTTAAATATATCCCTGTGGAGGATCTCCGCAAATGGTGGCCCAGTCTTCGTGCTGGTTTAGACAAAATTAAGAGTCATAGTTCTGAAAATTGGATACCTGAAGACGTATATACAGATTGTTGGAACCAAAAGGCTATGCTGTGGGTAGCCCTAAAGAATAACCATTTTTATGGCTTCTTTATCCTACAACCAATGGGCGAGGAACTGCACGTTTGGGCTGCATGGTCGTTAGAAAATGATTATCAAGAAGTGCAAAAAGGTTTACAATTTATAAAAAATATGGCTAGAGATGCTAAGTTTAAATACTTGACATTTGCTAGTCATAGGCCAGGGTGGGTTCGTAGGGCTAAAGCCTATGGATTCCGTCCTAGAAAATGGATATGCGAGGTGTGATATGGGCGGTGGTGGAGGAAGACAAGAGAGTAAAACGGAGATAGGCCCAGAGTTTAAGCCTTTTATTACTTATAGTCTGGGTGAGGCAAGAAGGCTTTATGAGTCCATGCCGCAAGCGCCTGAAACGCTGGCTCCAGAGCAGTCTGAGTTTTCTAAGTTAGCCATTGCAAAGGCAGCAGAACGCGCTCAGGCTGGTTCTCCGCTATTGGAGGCTGGTCAGGCAGAGCAATTGGCTACGATTCAAGGGCGTGGCGTTAATCCATTCTTATCGGGTGCTCTGGAACAGGCTAACCGTCTGTCTGGTGAGCAATATACCAAGAATATCCAGAATCTACAGTCTCAGGCTGCGTCAATGGGTCGCTATGGGTCTGCTGCTCAAGGTCAACAGCAAATGAACGCTCAGGACGTATTTGCTAGGGCTTTGGCAGAACAGGGCGGTCAGTTGGCATATCAGTCTGCTGAGGCTGAACGTGCTCGTCAGATGGCTGCTGCTCAGGCTGCTCCACAGATGGCTGCTGCTGACTATGCTGATATTCAGCGCCTATTGCAAGCAGGTCAGGCTACAGAGGGTTACAGCCTCCAAGATATTCAAGGTAAGTTAGCGGCTGCAAATATTCCGTTAGAAAGATTGCAACGTGCTGCTAACGTATTCTACGGTGCTCCATTGGAGACTAAGACAACATCTACTCCACAGGGGGGTAAATAATGGGTGCTGCTGCTGCTCCGATGCTCATTGGCTCTGCCATTGGTGCTTTTACTAACAAAGATCCACTCAAGGGTGCTTTATTGGGTGGGTTTATGGGTGCTGCTGGCGGGGCTTTGATGCCGACTCTTGGTGGCCTTGGTAGTACGGCTGCTACGGCTGGTACTACGGCTGCTGGTGCAAATATCCCTGCTGGTGCTGCATTTATAAATCCTGCTGGCGTTAATGCTGCAACTGCTGCTGCAACTGGCCCTAGTGCTATTTTAGGTGTTGAGGCTGCTAAAAGTGCTGGTAGTGGTATTTTTAGTGCGCCTAGAGCTGTAAATACAGCTATTACCCCGTCATTTGAAAGACCATTAACACTAGGTATGCCTAATGTTGAGCCTGGTCAGGGTTATCAATACACATTGGGTGATCGATTTAGTCAAATTGGGCAGTTTGCACAGCAAAATCCGGTATTGACACAGATGGCATCACAAACAGGTCAGAGCCTACTACAGCAGCAAGAAAGACCCCTTTCTACTCCTGGACTATTGCGTGGCTCACAGATACCAATGGAAGCTGCACAGTATGACGTAGGTATACCTAAAGTTTCACTTATCTAGGTGATATATGGCAATTACAGATTACATTCCTAACGTATTTGGCTCTGCTGCTCCAAGTTATTTAACTGGATTACTTGGTGCTGAGGAAACTCAAAATTTGCAAAATAGGGCAAATATTCAAGGTTTACTTGGTGCTGGTCTTTCATTGGCTCAGGGTATGAGCAAGATCGGGCCTCGTCGTTCTGCTGCTGAGAATATCTTAGGTGCATTGTCTGGTGGCTTTGGTGCTGCTGGTGGTGCTTATGAGCAAGGAATGAAGAATTTTCTTACTCAACAACAGTTAGGATTACAGGCTCGTCAAATGTCTGGTATTCAGGCTATGAAAATGAAATATCCAGATTTAGCAGAGGAATTTGATGCTAATCCTGCTGGTGCATTTAGACTGGTTGCTGAACGTGAAGCACTTGCTAAAAAACCAACTGCATTGAGTCCTGGTCAAGCATTGGTTGATCCAACTGGAAAAGTTATATATCAAGCTCCAGCAGATCTTAAAAAGAATACGGCAGTTATTGGTAATGTTTTGGTTGATTTGGAAACAGGGCAACCAATTTATACTGCTCCAGAAAAACCATCTGAACGTAAAACGCAGGTTGTTGGAAATTCTATTATTGAT